GATACGCGGAGGAGGGCATTTTATTTGAACGGTTGTGTACCCTACGATCACCATGGTGATACCGATGAGAAGCAGAAGAATCGCGAAAGAGCGCATTGGGAGAATTTTAGCTTTTTACGAGAAAATAAATTCCTTGTAATATTATTATTATTGTTCCTCGTATTTCAGCCACGTAAACGATGTGGAGGAAGAGAACTTCTTTTCCAGCTACTACGTCCAGAAACGTCTTTTCCAAGTTACCCAAAGTTAACTCCTTTGATGTCTTCGACACTCTCTTAGCTAGAAGAGTAGCGCATCCAGCGGATATCTTCGATATAGTGGAACGCAGCTTCCCTTTCAAGAACTACTCTAAATGGAGGAAGCAAGCAGAGGGAATAAAAGGGTTAAGTTTCGACTCGATCTTTGCGGAATTCAAAAACTTGTCCGACTGCGACGACGAAACTGCGATTGCGCTTCGGGAGTTCGAGATCCGAACGGAGTGCGAGAACTGCTACCTCATCCAAAGTAACTACGCATTAGTCCAAGACGGCGATATTCTCGTGTCGGATACATACATGCTCGATACGGAAATTCGAAGACTGCTAGAGAGTGCAGGCTTCAAGAAAGATGTAACGATCTTCAGCAGTTCTTCTGGCAAATCCAAGTTTTCCGGACAAATGTACGAACACCTGCTCAAAAGCTACATCATTTCCTGTCATACTGGCGATAATCAGGTTTCCGATATTAGAATGGCCCGTACCTACGGGTTGACGACGAGATACACATTATGCTCTTACATGAACTCCACGGAAGCCTTTTTCCAAAAACGCGAAAAATACGGGTTTGTGCAATTGCTGCGCGAATTTCGCTTGCAGAATCCTTACATCGAACATTCGTATGAGTACACGTTATATGAAGACCAGGCTTCGTACAACATCCCGGTATTACTTCTTCTTTCACACCTACTCTTCTTCATTATGCAGAAAGAGAGCCTGACATTGCTTCTCTGTTTCACCCGCGATGGATGCTTGCTTTTCGAAGTCTTCCAAAGACTATTCCCAGACACCAGCGTGAAAATGCTACAGTCTTCCAGAAGAATGCATTATTCTGCAAACGACGAGTATAAAGAGTACCTGAAACAAATGTACATTCCAGGGGAGACACTCCTTTTCGACATGAACGGTTCCTTCACTTCTGGACGAAGTTTGTACCAAGAAATATTCGGACACTTGCCGCGAGTGCATATTTTCACCTACTGCGGCAGTCCAGAAGACACCTTTGATTCGCTTTCCTATTGTGCTATCGCATACAAAGATTACATTGAAAGATACAACTCCGACACAGTGGGCACCTTGATCAACGTCGAAAACGGCGAGTTTATACGACGAGACGTGGAGTTTGAGTACAGTCAGAAAGATGCTATCATCTACAGAGACTGTGTTCTGTCTTTTTGCAATTTCATGCTGGAGCCAAGATTCGCGGACGTTCTCAAAACAGAGATTGACCCGGAACACATCGCAGATTTCTACGAAGAGAATAAGACTAGAAAACCCAGAATTCTCTACCACATTCCTTTGGAAAGAGTAGAAAGCGATTCTATGAGAATTATCAGGCAAGAAGAAAAGATGAAACGATTGGAAGAACTCAAAAAGAGAAGAATGACAGTATTCCAGCTGTGAGAAGAACAATGTTTGCGTCTTTTGAGTTCTAGTGTACATGAATGTGCGTGCTCAGCTCAGCTCAGCTCGCGGCGCAGTAAGTAGGAGAGAAGAAGAAGAATAAAAAGTAGATTGGACCGAGGAAAACAGCAAGAAGTAGTCCGGCAATCCCTTCAAGAGCGGTAGTTTTCTTGAAGAAGCAGACGATCGATGTGATGAATGCGATGAAACCGAAGAGTGACCAAACCGCGACAATTCCCCAGATAACAGAGAGAAATCGGAGGAAGTTTGCGACTTTTCCGTAGAATTGCTCCTCTTGCGAAGGAGACAAGATCGTTTCGGTCTGAGAAGAAGACATTCTATGTTTGAACTGTTTTTTTATTTTACTGCAGAGATTTTATTTTACAAGTATGCGTACGTTGTAGAATAAAAGAGTTTGAGTTTCATCATGACTTAATTCGTTATAATAAGCAAGTTATGGTAAGTTGTTATTTGCATGTTGCATATCGCATGTATGTATCTCTCTAATTTAACGGAGGAACGAACGAACGAAGTTTTGAGCAAGAAGCAAAACCAAAGATATGACTATTGAGCAATGAAAGAATCCTAGTTCTTCAAACTATTCGCTGCCTCTTTCTTGGAGAGAACAATTCTCTCTCGTCGCAAGAAATGTCAATCCAAAAGAACTCATGTAGCATACAGCTTCTTGCGCTCCATCTCTTACTTGGATCGAGAACGAGTATTTTATTCACTAAACGCAGTCCACACGGACCTAAACTTTCGTCAAATCCTTGTAAAGGTTTCGCTGAGAATTTTGGAAATTTTTTATCGTATTTTTCAAGTTGAATGACTCCCTCCGGCCAAGATTCTATCGTCGGAGTTCCAAACTGTTCGAATATGAAGAGCAATACTTCTCTTTCCACACTACTTGTAGAAAACAACCTCTTTCTACGACATATCTCCAGAAGCGTCATTCCGTAACTCCACATGTCTAGGGCTTCTTTCGCAACGAGCAGATTAGAGAGGAACTGCTCCGGAGGCGCGTAGACGTAGGTGCAACCTGTGTAGATTCGTTTCGTAATCGAAAAAGCGTTTGCAGCACCGAAATCGCTGAGCTTTAGCTGACTACCGTTTCCAAATGTAAGAATATTCATGGGTTTGATGTCGCCATGGACGACTCCCTTACTGTGGCAATACGATACTGCCGAGAGAAGTTGGTACGCAAAACTTTGCATAGTCTCTCTCGAAAGATCGCATTTCTGACGAGTCAAGAAGACATCCAGATCACACTCGGCTAGTTCAAACACCATGGCAGAAGAAAAGTCGGATTCCTTGTAAGAGACTACTAGCTCTATTATGTTCGGATGCTTCGTTCCCTTGCACAACAATTTTAGAATCGTGACCTCGTTCTCAAAGTAGATCTTATCGTCTTCTTTTACAGTTCTTACTCGTTTCAACGCAAAATCCTGTAAAAATTCATCCGTTGCTTCATAGACGCAACCATATGCCCCTTTTCCCAACTGATTACCTAGTTTGTACTTCGCAACACACTTCAGATCCGTACTCGTTTCTAAACTATTTATTCTCCCTGGCACCCTTGTCGTTTCGAAACTATTTATTTTTTGCATGGATGAAATTATGAACGATGTCACAAATCAATTCAAAACAAATAAAATATATATGTATCTCATGATAACCTTTTACCGTTAAAAATATATGAAAAACGGCCACTAAACAACACCATCCTTAAAATAGTGTTCATAGATATCTTACATTTTGTCTGTTTCTTTCTTCACCTTCTCACTTCAAAAAAACCAAGAGGGAGAGGTGACGACAACGCCACCACTGGCCTGCCTTTCTTAGATGTCGTCCAGGTAAAGGGTTTAAGTAAATATCTATTTAATATTGGATGGCGCTCTGAGAGCAAAAGCTTTCTTTATGACAAGAATGGAGGTTTAACAAAAAAAAGATTGAAAACGCAAATATTAAATATATCAGATCTCTCGTTGTAGCACAATTTCAGAAGTCAAGGGCTAAGAAGATAGAAACAATGAGCAAATGTATTGGTAAAGATAGACACGGTAGTGAATGTCGTAATCTTCCTATGAAAGACAAAACCATATGCAAGTACCATGTTCACATGGAATACTACACACCGGAAATGCTCGCTCAACTCACTCGCTGCTCTGGGTGTATGAAGCAGTTTTGTTTCATGCACGACGAACATCCAGACAGAAAGAGCTGTGATACATGCAAACAAAGAAGTCTTGCTGCGAATGCGCACAGGAAATCAAAGATCGTAAAATGTGCATTCGAAAGCTGCAAGTTCAAAAAATCCGATAAAAACGAGTTCTGTGGAAAACACCAGAAACAACTTTTAGTGCTGAACGCTGCGACCAGAAACAAGAAAATGTGCGTCAACTACATTCGTGGTTGTGAGAACGAACTCGATGTCACAGATTCCTTCTCCAGATGCGGACATTGTCGAAAAGATGCATGCGACGTAGACAACAAGCGCAGAAAGGAGGCTCAAGATTCCAGAACGGTGACAGAATCTGCAGTTGTTAGTGGAAAAATCTGTTGCACTGTGTGTCTGCAGAATTATGACGTTGACGATTTCAAACCGAAGAAAGGAGATTCTCTTCTAACTGACTGTATCTCAGATTTAAGAGGAAGAACGGAGTCTACCAAAGACACTATCTTGAAAACTTGTTCAAAATGCCGGGATCGAAACAAAGTACAAGATGCTAAGAGGAGCAGAGAACATGTGAACGAACTTGCTCGTACGAATTCGAAGAAACCCGAAAAAATCGAGGGGAAAAGAGCATGGATCGAAGAAAATAGAGGACAAGTATCACTCTATTGGATGAATTCGAGGGGTCGACAAATTGGAGCTGGAATTGAAGAGTATTTAGCAAGAAATGCCGAAAACGCAAGAGTATCAGATCGTGCTCGCTCCGCTCGGAGCTATAGAATAATTTAAAACCTCAAAAAAAAATCATTTTGTCTTGAAAACTTTTTTAGGTAACTTTACAAAAATTTAAACATAGTGCTCGCTCCGCTCGCCCAAAAATGTTAAAAAACGCACTCCCTGAACTCAGCATATCTTGTTCAAGCTTGCATGTATCACTTTTTTTCCTGAAATACAAAAGCATATTATAAATAAAAAAACTCAAAATTACACCTTGATCAACAAACTCTACTATTTTCTGAAATTGATTTAATTATCATTTACATTTTTATACTTTTCCAATATTTTTCTAACATCTCTCCTCTGTAAAGCATACTTGGCATGTCCAACAGCTGAGTTTGTGTCCCCTTGAAAGTAAGTAAGCATTTCATAAAGAGAGTATGGAGTCATATAAATCATACCACCTGATAAAATATTAAGTATCAAAACACTTAGCAAATGCTTCAAAAAATGTAAGCCACCTTCACTTTGAATGTCATAACTAGATAAAAGAGCCCTAATAATATTCCAAACTCTCCCACGCATCAAATCGGGACGTTTCATTTCGATATCTTCACATATATCACTGAAACTTGAGTTATTTCCGTAGTTTACATCTAGAGATTTTGCTATTTTTTTGAGCTGGTCTAAGTCTAAACTCTGCTTGATATAAGAACATCGTTGAGTCGATGTAACGGGTTTGTCACTTACAACAATACCTTTTTGTTTTATTTTGTCCTCTAGTAGACTCAACAATCTTGAATTAGTTTTTAGAGAGTTTGGCGAATTCTTTAATGTCATACTACTTTTGCCCTTTTTGTTCAGTTTTGATATGTTCCGTGTTTTATTCGTTTTTGGCATGTCTGACAAATTTTATTTATATATGTGAAAAAAGGTATTGTTTTTTAAGTATTACATTAGATTTTTTTACTGACTTATCATATTTCAAATGCCCATTTTTCTAATCGTGAAAAAAGGTGTGTTTCGATGATCCAAAAAGAAATTTTTGAATTGAATCATCATCTGGTACAGGAAGAGTCTCGACTAAATTTGTCTCTTGTACGAACGTGTCCCATGCAAGACGAGGTGTTGTTTTTCTTCTTGAGATGGAAACTAGAATTTCGTTCTGAATACGAAGATCTGGATCAGGAATCGCATGTTGGACCAGTAGATAAGAGATGTCTTTCGTATTGTCCTCCAAATCATCATAAAAACAAAATTGGCCGGCGCTTTCTTTTCTGGGATCTTGTTTAGATGCAGAGGTTAGAAAAGAAGCCGATATTTATCATGATATCTAACAATATCGGTACAACAATAAAGAAGATGCACTGACTGCTGACCAAAAAGCAACAGTAGATAATTTGCAACAGTACTTGACCTGAAATATGGATATATTCGAATAAATTGTAAGGTCTGAGAGAGATGTATAATTTACAATTCCCCAGAGAGTTACAATGGCAATAATGTCGCACGTGGCGTTTCTGATAAGTTTCTCGTCCATTTTCAAGAGAGAAAGGTTTTTATGTTTAAGTTGAAATTATTTTCGCATAATACAATGTCTTCCAGAAAAAATACAGCTCAAAATACCTTTAACCCTCTCCTGCTACAAATGGTCTTCTTGCCTTATATTAGCTTCACTTCTTCTTCAAGTTCCGAATTTTTATGTTCAAGCTCTTCGATCTTTTTGTCTTTACTTTCGATATCATACTTTCCTGTCAGACGAATTTCTTTGACGACATCACATACCCAATTTTGAAATTGATTGGCGATCGGTTTTCGAGATTTAAACAAAAGTTTGTATAAACCTTTTTCTGTTAGAAAAGTAACAGATTGTTCTCCACCAAGGGTGTCCATAGTATGAACATCCTTCTCTGATTCGTCAAAGTGAAGTATAGATGTTCGAATATTCGCGATTCCCAGCACGACACCGATATCGCTAGCACGAAAGAGTGGATCCCATACAGTACCTTTGATAACGATCTCTGTATGAAGAGAGTTGGTTGTAAAAGCTTTAACGATTTCCATATTTTATGTTTGATTTTTTTCAAAGTGTAGGTTGTTTTGATTATATTTTACATCCTCTCTTTAAGTCCTTCTATGGTGAAGAAATAACTTCATTTTTTCTTTCTGCAACTAATTAGATTCAGCTTAACTGGTTTTGAAATTTATATAAGATACTTGTTACTAATATATAACGACAGAAGGATGTCCCTATGAAAAGATATCTCCTAGAAATGTTTGATAGAAGTTCGTCAAATTGTACCTACAGTACTACGACAAGAGACGTTTGATAAAAGTATATCTAATTGACGTGTGACCTCACCTATAATCGTGTCAAAGTTTCAGAAAAAAGTCTGCAAAAGCACCAAGTAAGCTTTTGATATAGGTTTTTATAGTATTTATAATTGATATGTGACCAGTACTTGTTTTGGTCACTGTGACCAATGAGGTCACACTAATTGGAATACGCCAAACCACCCATACCTGACATAATTCTTAATACGTTATAATTGGTGGCGTAGACCCGGATCTTGGCGCTACCGTTGCTAGCGACGGTGGCAGGCGTGAGAGTAAGCTGAAGAGTGGCGTTATCAATACGAGAGAAATTGCACGTGCCGCTGGGTTGATGTTCCTCCGGCTTCAGCCCGAATGAATACACGTTGATACCAGTAGGAGGGACGTTGGTGTGGTGCTGGTAAGGCTGTACCAAGTTGAAGTAGCGTCCATCGCGCTCGGTGAATCTGTCGTGACCGTTGAGCTGGAGCTTGGCGACGGAGACAGGGTTGTATCCGAGATCAAGAAGAGGGATATTGTTTCCGAAGATAGGATTGGTAGCACCTCTGATGGATCCGATGCTTCCGTCGAGTCCACCGATAGTTCCAGATGCGTCGTTGAAAAGAGGAAGATTCTGAGGGTTGAAAGTAGCAGCATCATCGGCACCGATACCACCACCAAGAGGATCGGAAGGAGTTCCAGTGAAATAGGTGACGTCGATAGAATCGGTATAGTTGAACCATTGGGGTCCGCCGGCAACAGTGGAGGCGACGTTGGCATCGCGCTGCACAACCCAGACAAGTTCCTTGCAAGGGTGGTTGAAATTGAGCTTTATTTTATTCGAAGTGTTAATCGCTGACTCATCGCCTGTGAACTGGAGTTGCTCGATGAGGTACTCATGCGAGACTTGCGCAAATCTTCTCCTTTCGTCGGTATCCAAATAAATGTAATCAACCCATAGGGAAGCGCTGGTAAGAGAAGGGGTAGGTACGCTGCCGGTGGCGGAGTAGCAGTTGGCAGCAGAGTTGATCTCGAGGTTGATCTTGACCTCGTGGTACTGTAGAGCGATGAGAGGAAGGGCGAGTCCAGGATTGCGGCAGAACCAGAACTCGAGAGGAATGTAGAGGGTGGTTCCAGGGATGGTAGTGGTAGTAGCGTTACCGGTGATGGCCCACTGAGTGAGAGCAGGAACGTTTCCGACCATGTTGGCGTAGCCGTCCTTGTGTCCAGCAGTCTGGGTGAGCTCGTTCCAGATGTACATCCAGTCACCATAGTGCTTGTCAATGCGCTGACCTCCGATTTCGAGCTCGACGGACTTGATGAGGACAAGTCCGATCCAGTTGAGCCAACGGAACTTCTGGTTAGCAGTGAGGGTGATATCAGGGAGACGGGTCTGGAGGTAGGTGCGGTACATGAGATCACCGTTTCTGGAGATGGTGCAGGTGACCTTTCTTCCAAAATCGGCGTTACCGTTGAAGGTCTGCTCGATGGACTCCATGGAGAAGTTGGTGTGACGACGGTAGACGACCTTGAAGAAAGTGATTTGTGGGTTGCCAGTCAGGTACACGTCCTGGGCTCCGTAAGCGACAAGTTGCATAAGTCCTCCTCCCATGTTTGCTAGAAATTTAAAAAGATCGAAAGAAAAGTAGAGTTGTTCTGATAAATAGGCTTAGAAAATAATTTCGAGTCAATGTGACGCAAGGGAAAAAAAGTTTGCAGAAAATCGTGATATCGCGGTTGAAAGTACTTGAAATTTGCACCTAGAAATTATTTTTTCATTGATGTTGCACGTGAAGTTGAGGCAAAAGTCCACCGACGACTAGTTTTTTGTACTGAAGATGTTGTATGATTTAGGAAGGCAAGAATCCTTTTGAAACTTGATACTGGTTGGTATGGAGAATATTCTTAGAAAAATCTTGAAGAATATGACGATGAAAAGGGTAGATTCTCTGGGCTTCATTCAGTAACCCCGTCTCATATTACAATTATCTAAAAATCTTTCAAATGTCAGCGATGACTTTGCATCGGTGTCTAAATAGCGGGGAAGTGTATAACGGGTTTATATGGAGAAGGAATCAATAATATTTTCCTCCCCCCCCTCATAAGGAAAAATATTATTCAAATCAGCCATCCGCTGGGATCGTCTCTAACACTCTGAGGACAAGAGAATAAGGTTGCAAGTAGCTAAATACATCTTTATCTATGTGTAGGTAGAAATGATTACATCTTATTATCAAAAATGTATATCCTATGATCTACATTTGGCAAACAAAAACACAAGAAACAAGCACAGTAATAATAACTGTAGAATAAGGATATATAAAGTAGTTGTTAATCAGATGAACTCCTCGCAAACGCGATAAGCGCAAATATGCGAAATGGCACCCTGTCGAACGCATCGACAACGCTTTCTTCGCAACTCCATTCAGAGCGGCACGTAGGACAAGTATCAGGCTGATGAGATTCGCGTCTCTTCAGTAGCCATTTATTAATGCAGCAAGTGTGGAAAGTATGTCTGCAACGTACTGAGCCCTTGATAAGATTGGCTTCGTATACCTTCGGTTCAAAGCATATCGCACAGAGATCATCTTCATGACAGATAATCTCTTCTTCTCTGGTGCAATCTTCGACGTCACTGTCTTCAACGACAACAATTGGATTACCAGACGTACCCTTCGCAAACTTCGCCCTATGTCTCGAAGTCTCCGCCGCTTCAGCACGGATAGAATCTTCGTTAGACAGGGTAGTAGCATCGGTATCAAAAGGACGCTTCTTCGATTCACGATCAATGATAAGGTTGTCGGATATCATCGCTTCGATTTACTTGAAGTCTTCAAATTGTGACCAAAGTAGGATCGTACTTCCTATGCTATTTATATATTTTATATTATCATTTATAATATAATATTATATTTATTATATATTATAACATTATATTATAATATATATATCATAGTATCATTTCATATTATAGTTTATATCATAATATGATAAAGTATAGACACCTGCATATCAGAAAAAATAAAATAAAAATAAAATTCTGAGAGGCGCTCCGCTCAAAAATAGCGAAAATACGGGGAAAAAATAAGGTAATATAAAGATTTTGGTGATAAATATGGAAAAAATTCAAAAAAATATGTTTCGCGCCGAATTGTTGCTCAGGTGAAAAGGTTGTTCGCTGAATAGAAACGGAATCAAGCTGGAAAAAATAAATAATCGAGCAGAAGCACCATCGAATCGTCTGACGCGCTATCTACGTGGATCACCAGGGGGTCTTCTCGCAGATTTATAGCTCCTGACTTTTGTTTGCAATTTCATTCCTTCGATTATTTTCACGATATCGTTCAACTTATGCTCGCGAGCTAACGACATTGCATCTTGCCACATTACTCTGTTCATTGCGCCAATGTTTACCTCTTTTGGGTGCTCTAGAAGACGCAGAGCTATATTTTTCTTTGACGGTAGAGTGGAGCCGCTATCTGATAAAGCGAGCATCAAAGCTGTTTTTCCGGTCCTGTTGACTGCACCGATATTCGCGTATTTGGGATACTCTAAAATTTCAGCGACTACGTCTTCGAGTCCGTTCCGACATGCCATCATCAATGCAGTTTCTCCATGGTATCTTTCTACTGATCCCAAGTTTACCCTTTCTGCATGATTCAGAAGACTCATGGCAACCTGTCTCTTTCCCTGTTTGCAAGCGATCATTAGCGCTGTCGTCCCATGTATATCAGCGGCTCCCATATTTATCCTTTCAGGGTACTTCAGAAGTTCCAGTGTTACATCGTCTAGCCCTTGTTCGCTAGCGAGAATCAAAGCAGTTTTTCCACTGAACAAATTAACTGCTCCCATATTCACATGATGTTTCGCATAACGAAGAATCTGCATACCCACCTCATTCAACCCTCTTCTGCAAGATAACATTAGAGCGGTATCGCCCGCTTCATTGCTCGTAGACAGATTCAATTTCTCTGGATCAGTCGTCAGCAACAGTTTCGTCGCTACATTATTCATTCTGTTATCACAAGCGTACATGAGAGCAGTGAATCCATTGTCGGAGATGGCTTTTGTATTCACAATCTCTGCATGGTCATTCAAAATTCTCATAGCTACGTCGTTGAGACGTTTAGCACAAGCCAGTGTCAGAGCGGTGAATCCAGCACCGTCTCGCTCGTTCAAATTTTCTAAAGAGATGTCGTCGTCGTCATGCGGTTTCACTTCGTCAAAACCTTCTCTACTCCTGCAGAAAGGACACGAGTCCTTCGCAAGAAACCAAGTCTTTATACAAGCTTTATGAACGACGATTCTACATGTTAGGCACTCTGTGCAGTTCTGTAAGAGGAAGAGATAGATTTTGGGCATCTGAGTTTCATAGAGAGATTCATGGCAGATCACACAGTCGCCGTCGTTGTTGCTACCACCTCCTCGAACCGCACTTTTCTTACTTACTCTCATTCTTACTAAAGGATCTATTTGTCTATTCCTACTCAGAGAAAATATAAATTTGCATGTTTTGATGTTTTCATGCAATTTCAGCCGTTTCCTTCAATGCACGAATTGTTTCTCGACATGTTTCTTCGACAAGTAATTTTTTTCCGATTTTTATTGTAGTTGTCATCTTCCATAATTCACCGAGTGCAAATGGTTAATCAATCCACTAGATTACTCAAAAACCTTCTGAAAGCGCAGAACCGAAATGAACCTCTTTTTGTATCCTTCTTCCAATCTCTGAAAGGGCGACAGCGAGATTGGACGTATTTAAACAACATAGTCGTCGCCATGGAAGAATGCGTCGAGATCTTTCCCCATATGAAGAACTGCGAATCAATTTTAGAGATCATGCGTTTTTTGCGAGAGAGATTCGAAAGATTAACTGACTCTAATTTTGGTTTCGGCGACTCGTTCGAAGAAGGCACCCATACAACGATCGGCGCTTCTTTGGCGAGTCTACAGAAAGTTTCTGAAATCTACACGAATCTTTCGAAGTTAATAGACGACTCGCGAGAGCAGGTGAAGAAGAAGGCAGATATTCTCGAATCAGCCTTGCTGAAGTATCGAGAGAATCCATCGAAGACGATTACTCTCAAAACATTTTTGAGACATCATACCACGGCTACACCCTTCATGCAAAAAGTTATAACCCTCAGTCAAAGCTCGTCGGACCCCAGTATCTCTACTTTGAAAGAATTATGTCGAGAGATCATGGCGGAAAAAGCACGCGAGGTCATTGTCATCGACGACGATACTTCGAGCGAAAGGAGCGAGAAGAGAGTAAGAGGAAAAACGAGGAGAACTCCTGAAGTTGTATACATTGATACTAGTTCATCGGATGCGAGCGATCATGAGAGCAAGGCAGCAAAAGAGAGTGAGAGCGAAGATGAAGAGGAGAGTGAAAGCGACGACACCACAACGTCGAGTGCAAGCAGTCCAAGGGGAAGAAGCAAGAAGAGAAAAGGGAAAAAAGCGGACAAAGAGACGAAGAAAGCTGCGAAACAGACAAAAACGGGAACCTGTGCAAAGAAACTCGCTAATTTCCAGCCTAGATCAGGGTTTAACCTTGAGCGTTATCAAAAAAAGCCTGCGGAGATCTTAAAAAATCAGAAAGGGTTGTTGCTCATGTATGAAACAGGAAGTGGGAAGACGATGACATCAATTCATTGTGCTTTCACTTTACTTGACGAGAAGAGAGTGAATAGGGTGATCTTCGTTGTACTTGCAAACTCCGAAAAAGAATGCAATTTCAACAAGGAAATACTTCAATTTTTGCACACCAAGGGTCAACCTTCTTATCCTTGGTTAAACTTGGATGAGAACTGTTCTTCGCTCAAAGAAGAGGTAAAGATGTGCATCGTTTCGCACAATATGTTTTTCGAAAGGTATTCTTCCAGCAAGAGTGATGCTTTCCGAAAATATATCCAGCAGAAAGGAACCATGATTGTGGTAGATGAAGCGCATGTAATGGCAAACGCGTTGGACAGCAAGAAAGACAAGGAGACAAAACTCCCGAAACCATCGACGTCTTCTGTCATTCTGCATGCATGCACAAAAGCCACCAAGGTTTTGCTTCTCACGGCCACTCCTTTTCGAAACCAGATTCAGGATCTATATCCTTTGTACCTGGCTCTGACGAACGAATATGTGGATCTAGACTTCAAATACAGTAAAGAAAAGACGAAGAATGCACTTGTGCGAATCAAACATATTGCAGTAGAAATGAGAGATTCTCAGATGAATAAGAAAGTATACAGACTCAATCCAACGCAATTTCAGCTGAGGTTTAGAGGGTTGATACTATTCAAAGAAAACGATTTAAACGATTTTGCAGTGGTGAAGTACGTAGATGATCAATATGAAGAACATGACGATTACTACAATGTTAGGACTAAGAAGTGGAATGTGGTGACTTGCATGATGACGGAAGAAGAGACGAATCTCATGAACGAATCAAAAATTCGGAAAAATAAGTCTTTCTTCAACGAGGACCAAGATGAAGATTTGATTCATTGTTTCTTATCAGAGAGTTTCCTTGCGACCGCAATGGTGAATAAGCTAGCGCATTTTGCGGCGTCGCAATTCCGAAAACTGGAAGAAATTCTCGGTTTCTACCAACACAACGCTTTTCCTATGATACTCTACTGCCAGTACATTGAGCACGGGGTAAGGGAAATTCGTTGTTTTCTGAATAAACTTTCTCTGGCCGAATTCGGCGACAGTAATAGTAGTAGTAGTAGTAGCAGCAGCGGTCGCAGCTCCGTAGGATCGTCCTCCTCTTCCTCCTCGGAGTCGTCTCCAAAACGGGTCTTCGCCATTATCACCGGCAAGACCAAAAATCGTCAAGAGATTGTGAAAGCGTTTAATGACGGGAAGGTTGATATTATTATTCTCTCTGACGCCGGAGCCACGGGAACAGATCTTCGCGGAAGGAACGGGGTTCGCCAGATCCATATCATGAACATCAGCTGGAGTCCAAGTCAGATATCTCAGACAGTTGGCAGAGGATGGAGGAAGGGAGCTCATGCGTCTCTTGCAGAAGAAGATCGAAAACTTCTCGTGTTCATATACTTGTCTACGACCCATGGTTCAGATGTGCCAGATGAAGTGATGATGTCTTACGTTTCATCTAAGAAAGTGATTTCTGATGAAATTCGAGCGCTTTCAAGAAAGTTCTTCGATGTGAAGAATCTCACTTAAGAGCGACCTGGCATAAGACAGCAGCAGAGCAGCAGAACCTATTTGCAACGCTAAAAAAGGAGAACTTAAGGAAAAAAGATTTCTCTGAATGTAAAAAAGAATATGAAGATGTGGGAGCGCAATTGTCGCGATTTCAAAGGTTATCATAGTTTTTCGAAATACGTGCGCTCAAAGAATCCTGTCGAGCGAAAGAGACCCACTTCTCCAAAAGCGACGGTCGAGTCTTCACAGGTAAAAGATATTGAGAAGAAGGATAAAGATTTGATTTATGAAAGCTTTATCGTGCTGCTAAAAAACACCCTCGAAATAAAAGAAGAAATCATAGAATTGAGGAACATGCTTCAAAAATCTATTATATGCACTTCTCAAGTGTGGGTCCGAGGGGAAGAAATTAAAAATAACAGATGATATGGGGTGAGCAAGCAACAGTATCAATTTCATTTCTTACGTAATATTCAACCCAATGATCTCTACATCCCAAGAGAATTAGTAAACAAAATATTAGAATATCGTACGATGGACGTATCAAGTGCAGAAAGGGACAGTTCATAGACGTCATTTCTCTCTACGATAGAAGAGATACTAAATTAGTGAAGCGATAATTACCAAAATACTTAAAATTATGAAAACAATCGCCGTAAGCGGTCACGACTTCTTTTTTCCAACTCGATTTCGATAATTGTCGTAACACAGGTTTATGTTACGACTACGGTTTTAGAGATCATGATACATTTGAAATATGTTAGTACGATTTCAGGGATGGCTTGGAACCAATACGAACTTGCATATGAATCTTATCTATTATTTGTATACGTAATTTCTGATAAATACTGTAGCTAAAATCTAAATGAGAAATGCTGTTTTTAGTCAGCATCGGTAGAAGTCGCAATTAAAGTAGAAATTGCCAAAGAGAAGAGATGTAAAGCAGAAAAAACACTCATGTCTAAAGTTTCTTACGTAATCCTTGCATGCACATGGTCCAAAAATTTGTATAATAGTTTTTAATTGGAAACGTCTCATGCATCAAAATATGTAAGAAATGTGTCCTATTGCCAAACGATTGATCGTAAAGATCGATGAAATCATCCGTCGGCTTATCATAACGCACGATGATATTCTCTTTATATATAAGATGTGAAATAAGGTGATGGAGCGTCCTCGCGTCTCGAGAAGAGCAGATAGTGAACTCGTGCTTCTCGATAAGAAGACAGCGGCAAATCATTTTGTTTATCGCTTCATCTGAATTGGTAGCCAAGTGGAACTTCACAATCCCTGTAAAGCCTAGAAAAGTGAAAATTTTCCCCAATATATCCTCATTCAAGATATCTGCGCCACTTTTGAAACTTTTTAAAGAAGTCTCCATGATTTCTGATCGCGTGAAATTGTGAGAGTTGGAGATATTTTCTTTTTTTTTT